CTTAGAGTCAGCCAGCGCCCACGAGCCTACGGAGTCTTGGCCTAGTAAAAGCATCTCACTTAGAAAGCTCATCATGATTCTGGATTCATAGCGTTTGATGATAGCGTCTACATCAATTGGCCTGCGTCCACCGCTAGACAGCAGGGCTAGTTTGTATCCTGTGGGACTTCCGTCTAGGGATGTTTCAGCAGGCAGTACCACCCCCTCATAGGCGTCACGCTTAATCTTCTGCACCATGTTTTCCATATTGGTCCGAATGGCTTTTTGCGCAGGACTCGCGTTTGGGTGCATAATCTCAGGAGGCACTTGCATGATCGGCAAGCCTGCCAGGTCACGCTCAACCCCGATGGCCTCAATGCTTTGGATGCGCTTCAAGTAGTAATAAGACTTATAGGCACCCCGGAGCATGGACCTTCCCTCTGGGTTGTTCTTGTGAGACCGGGTCCTAAACAGTAAGGCCTTTTCAATCGGAATATAACGCAGCAGATAAGACGGTGCAGGGCGTTGCCACATCCCCAAGATTGTTCCGTCTTCGTCTAAGTCCCAGCGGTCGAGGCTGTCCTGCCCACGGATAGCGAGAGACTTCCAGCCGATTCGACCGTCATCGAACTTGCTATCAAAGTATCTGTTCTCTACATCCCCTCGGCGATACTTGTAGTTAATCTCAAAATAGCTCCAGCCATAAACACACATCGTCATCACTTCAGAGACAAAGTCCGCCCAGGTTGATTCCATATCGCCACGGCAGCTATCTATAAATTCAGCGGCCTCCTCTGCAGACTCCGTAGGCTCTGACGCGGACACGGTCCAGTCTACTTGCCTGACTAGCATCTCCAAGAGATACATCGCAGCAGAAATGCTTGCGTCGTTGTCGGACATCTCGCGATAAATCTGTACAGCTTTCGAGCCCGACAGCTGCGGTAGCCACTCCTCTAATACACGCCCATCGCGTGAAACATTTAAACCCGTTGCGCCTGCTTCTGCCAATATCGGCTGTTTTGATCTTCCCATTCTTATCTCCTAAATGACGGGGGCAACCGTGCATCTGCAATTTATTGTTTCACTGATTGGTGCTGTGGGGTCACCTGGATAGCGTAACCACTCGTCGGTCACCTCATTGTAAAAGCTCTCACCGACCTTGACCTGTTCGCCGTTCATCTGATTGTGTTGCCGGTCTCCGCTTCTGTCGTCATTGAAGGCCAGCCACTCAATCATCTTCACCCCTGTGGCCTTGTAGCCCTCGAAGGTTCCACTGTTTTGTGCCTGCGCTAACTCGGTGCGTGCTATCATCGCGGCTCGCTTGTCACTAAACATGAACTCACCTTCAAAGGCATTTGCTTTGATTCTGCGTGCTAAGGCACCGGCACTGGGTTGCGGTGTCTCGGTCAGAGCCTCCACCACAATTTCATTCACCTGCTCATTGATCTTGCGCTGCGTATCCATGATTATGTCATACGCTCTGCTGATTACACCGTCTTCATGCTTGCGCCAAAACCATTTGATACTTGTCCCCTTGCCTCTAGTTGCATCTGCGATGGCCTGCCCTGGAACGATAACACTACCAGCCGCCATATTAGCAGAATCACCCGCCTCTCTTGCCCCATACAGATTCATGATTACGGCTAGCTGTTCGGCAAAATAATCATCGCGGGTTTGTTGCTTCTTGAATTGACCTTTGACTGACTCGATGGCAAGGCGTTGGCTATATCTGCTATAACTGTTGAGCCACTTCATCAACGCCCTTTCAAACGCCTTAGCACGTGCCTCGCGTTGCTTTTGTCTTTGACGCAACAGTCTGGGGTTAGCTCTTGCCATTTGTCCTATCCTCGGGTCCATAACAACACAGAATGCAGTCATGATTCTCGGTTAGCATAATTGACGGGTGCCTCACGCACTTCACACCCTTCGGGACAAAGACACCAAACTCGTGTAGTTCAGAATCAGCGCGTGCTTCGTCGTAACAGGCATCACAATCCCGGCAGACGTTCTTGTGCTTACAGATAAAGTGCATCATATCCAGACGTCCCCTCGATAATTTGTAGACGGATCTATGTCTATCATTGTGGTGCGGTGCTTAAGCATTAACTCCGTAAATGCCCAGACCAGAGCATCCAGCCTGTTGGGGCTAGGCATGTTTGAGTTAGGTACCCAGGAGCAAAGCTCGTCCTCTAAGTCCTTGAATATTCCCACATGACTTATTCTCTTCTGCTCATACAATGCGCTGACGGGTTCAGCTCTTGCTTGCTTGTTTCTTGAGGCATGGATGCCGAGATATGCGACACTCCTGTCTACTGTTCTTATCGTGGCTTCAACCATGTCACCACCTTGATTTGTCTCAGCAACTATCCGGTCGGCACCCCAGCGGTGATCCGCATCAACGGCAACCGTAGCCCATTGAGAAGGGCTCACGTGACAGGTCAAGTCTTCAAGTAAATAGCCGATCTGGTCTGCGTCAATGGCAGCAACCACAATCCCAGTGTCGTCAGATGTTTGCTTGCTCGTAGTCGCTGGGTCTATCGCCACAACTATTCTCTGTATCCCTGCGGGGACATCAAAGCATCTTGTATTATCTAAGGCCTGCCTTGTCCATAATGCACCCGGCATCTCATCTAGTAACTCCGCGTGCAGCTCTTGCCTGCCCAGTGTTGTTCCCTCGTATTTGTGCAGGATGTTGTCTAGCCACGCCTTGGCTACATTGGCTTTATTCTCAAAGGTTGACCCATGAGTGACCACGCAATGGGGGTGCCTCATCAAGTCCCTGATTAGCCTCGAAGGCTTTGGAGTTGTCGTGACTATTGCCTTCGGGTCATTGCCTACCCGCAACCCAAATTGAAGTTGGTCCCAGGCATCAGGAAAGCGCCACGCGCATAATTCATCTGCCCAGGCTGTATCGTGTTCAGGACCACGCAACATCTCAGGTTCATCCGCTGAGTAGGTGGTGGCTATTGCGCCAGTGTGAAACGTGACACGTCTTTTGCTTGGCTCATACACCGGGCGCTGTTCAGGAGGGAAGATGCTAAGGATTCCGCTACGACCTTCCACGCAAACATCTCTACAGTCAGCCGAAGTCCTGCCCACGATGGCAATTCTTTTGGCTCCTTGTTCCACTCTGCTACGTACCCACTCTGCACCCGTTCTAGTCTTGCCCCATCCACGCCCTGCCTTGACTAGCCAATAGCGCCAGTGTCCTGCGGGCGGTAGTTGATTCTTGCGAGCCCAAAAGGTCCATTCATGTAGAACTAGGTCCGCCTCCTGCTCCGTCAGGTTTGATATCGCCTGTGTCCTCTCTGAGTCTGTCAGCGATGCCATCCAGCAGGCCTTTGAGTTTGTCTCTTGAGCTTCTGTCATCAATTTCAACCTCTGCTTTGACTTCTATCCGTTGCTTGTCGTTTCTTGACCACCTGTCTGGGTGCCTTCTCTCAAGCATCCATGCAGAGGCCTGCCATTGCTTTTCTGCTGCCCTTTGTACGATAGCGACGTTACGGACTTCTGCTTCTGCCTCTGCTTCTTCGAGGCCTTTCAAGAAATGATAGTAGACGCAATTATCATCACCCTTGGCTTCTGACTGTCTGCCTTTGTTGACCCAATTGCGTAGAGTCGTGCCGCTAATCCCTGCAAACTGACAAGCCACCTCTTTATAGTTACCTGCTCTGATGGCTTGATAGATTCTTTTTTGAACCTTCGGGTTGAGCTTACTTGGTGACATCTGGACTCATCGCCTTGACGGCTTTCTTGCCGGTGAAATCTTCCCACCTCTTTATCGTCAAATCACAATAAGAAGGAAGAAGCTCCATCGCAAAACAATGTACGCCAACTTGCTCGCTCGCGATTATAGACGTACCGCTTCCACAAAACGGCTCAATCATTGTTTTCGGGGAGCACAATTCGATCGCTTTCAATACCAACTGAACAGGAAAAGCAGCGCGGTGAGACTTATCTAAGCAACCTGTATTGTTAACGTCCCAATAATTAAACTCAGTCTTGTTTGCGTGCCCCAACCTCTTGCTTTTGTTTGTATTAAAAACAAAGATAGGTTCCCATGTTCTGGTCAGCCCATGCGGAACAGGCAACGCTGTCTTCTTCCAACATATTGTCTCATCAAGAAAGTCAATCTTTGACAATATCTGCCTAAGGAATTCTGAACGGCTGTTTGTGTTGTAGTTCACGTTCCAAAAAATAAACCCATCAGTAGCGTTAAAGCAGTTATCAAGAACACTCTCAACCATATCAAGATACTCGATAGACGGCTTGTTGTCGTCATACCCCTCATACAGCGGGCCCGAATTGCCCACGTTAACAAATGAGATGCTTCCATTGTATGGAGGAGACGTAAAGCACATGCCTGCCCTTTCTCCGGCCATTAGCTCAAGAATGCTTTTCTTTGACGTAGAATCTCCGCACATTAAACGGTGGTTTCCAAGCTGCCAAATATCGCCCTTCTTGCATCTAGGCTCAACATCTTCAGGTATGTCGTCTGGATCTGTGTTGCCTTCGACAATCTGTGGCGATATGTCTGCCAACAGTTGATCTAGGTCTTCAGGCTTGTAGCCGGTACCCTCAAGACCGCAGGATTCATTCAACTCTGCAAGTAGACTTGCAAGCTGGCTTTCATCATAGCTCGCAACATCATTAGTTCTATTGTCAGCAAGCAGAATCCTAAGTGCATGGTCATCATCAACATCAACCCAGGCAACCGGGACCTTGTCCTTGCCCTCTGCCTTTGCTGCTTTCCATCTGTGATTACCTGCTAAGATTCGGCCTGTGGACCTCTGGGCTACGATAGCGCCAAAGAACCCATTGACGTTGATGCTCTCGCCAATCAGGTCGATGTCCCCACTCCTAGGGTTGCCGGGGTGCGTCTGGAGCTTCCCAATTTCAACTTCTTCAAACTCTTGCTCTAGCTCCATCTTTTTACCGCCATCACTTTCAAGCATGAGCACTTACCCTGCTTGTACCGAATTGCACCTAAAAGCGCATCGGTGAGTGCACCCAATTGTACCGAATTTGATTCTTACAGAAGTTGAGAACCTAGCGCAAGATGATAAGCAGTAATTCTATTCCCGTCTGCTGGGTGTCCTCTAGCAGACGATTCAATATTAGCTCAAGAACTATGCTAGAATCCAGCAGGGGAAATCACGCATTGACATATTCCGTCTCAAGTCTAGCCGGCCTGTTCTTTAGTTAGCACGCCATAGGAAACGGCGTCCTCGATGAGGGCTTTGGTGTCGGCCGCATAGGATTGTTCAGTGTATATCCTATAGGACCGCACGATCTCTTCTGGCGTATGCTTCGCTAGAGAAGCGTCTACAGTTTTATCAATGAGTTCATCTTTTTGTTTTTGGCTCAACATAACTCTACTCAGTATCATGCAAACACAGGCTGAACCAGGCGCTCGACTTGAAATAATCGTCTAACCCGTTCACTCTTGAATTTGAGCCACTTAGGAGGTTAGAGATTCTTAGGGACACAAACCCTGCCACCATTGTGGATACTCTTATCCAGATGCTTCTCAAATGTTT